TGCGCAAATAGTTGATGATCGTGACCATCGAATTGGCGCGCCATTTTGTCCCATCGGGCGCCGTGGCCGTCGAAAACCGCCTTTTGGTTCGCTCCACCATATCTTCGCCAAGAACCGCAAGCACAGGCGACACATCACCAACCTTGTGTTTCAGCTCCATCAATGCGGCCGTAACTGCATCGCTACTGACGTTAGTGAATGATTTCATACAGCCCCTCCTCAATGTCCGCCAGAATTGATCCATCAGCCGGCACATACGCCGAGACCAGGCCATTTGCCCCATCCTCACCTAACTGCAGCTCGGCCACGATGCCGGGCCGGCGCGGCGCGCCCGTATAGCTGACATACGCCAGGTGGCCGGTGCGCGTGTCGAACAGCACCTGATCAGGCTGGGCCAGCAACGCCGGCAGGCGCGCCACATCCTCGACGCTCAGCGTGCTGGCTGCTTGGCCGCGCGCCAGCTGGCTGTTGGCGATCAGGCGGTCGCTGATGCTGATTGCCGCCGACGTGGGGGCAACGGCCTGGTGTTTTCCCAGCCAAACCAGCGTTTCAGGTGCCAAGGCGCCGATCACGGCGCTCCGACCGCCCTTGGCCGGGCTGGCCAGCACGTCGTCAACGAGCTTTTTATAGGCCGCATCGTGCTCGATTTTCAGCGCCGGGCGCAGCGCCTGGTACATCGCCGCACCCGGCGCCGCATCCAGTTTGATCAGTTTGGCGTCGACGAACTCGGCCAGCGGGCGCGCAACATTCGCACCAGGTGCATAGTCGAATCCCCGGTCAATGCCAACCGGCGCCATTGTTTTCGGGTCGATCTCGTCCCAGCCGGCCGGCGGCTCATCCTTGCCGGCTTTCTGCGCCTTGGCATATTCGGCCGCGTCGACCGCTGTCACGCGACACTCGCAGCCCCATCCGTTCGGGCAAAAGTGCGTCAGCCAGAATGGATGATCGTGCGGCAGCACAATGCCGTCCCAGGACAAATGCAGCGGTCGCGGGTGCAGCACGCTATCGGAATGCACATATTTCCAGTAAGGCCGCAGCGACAGCAGGCCGGGGTCGTTGAGCTGTTTCCAGCGGCCGGCCGCGTAGCTGGTGGACAAGTTTGTCTTGTAAATCACCATCGCGCGCCACGCTTGTCCCGCTTTGGTCTCCTCGCCGGTCCAGCCGGTCCAGCCATTCTTTTTGACCAGGGCGTCGAATTCCTTCTGGAATACATCAATGCCTGTGCCGTTTTTGATGGCGTTCCTGACAGCCGCATGCAGGTCGTTCAGCAGATCGGCATTGGCGGCGCCTGCGACGATGAACGCGCGGTCGTGCGCGCTGCGCATGATGTCGTCCCAGCGCGCCGTAGGCAGGTTCAGCTTCTGTTCAAAGAAATTCAACTGCTCGGCGAACGGATTGGCGACATAGTTGCCAGCCGCGTCTTTCCCAGGGAAATTGGCAGGGACCGGCATTACGCGCCGCCCTGGGCGTCGCTCAGCCCTTTCAATTCAGCTAGGGCGAATGCGGCCGCCATCAGCTGCACCATGGTTTCCTGCGGCGCACCGCCGAACGCGGCCAGCATGTCGTCCTGCAGGCCGTCCAGGCTGGTGGCGTTCGCCACCATCGTGCCGACCTGGCTGATCTGGCTGGCCCATACCGGATTCGCCGCGCTGGCCAGCTGATCGACGATGCCGTCGACAGGGCCAGGCGTTGCGGCCGCTGCCTGCGCTGGAATGGTCGCCGACAGCGCCACTGCTGCAGCTGGCCCGGCAGGTGCCTGTGCTGAGCGTGGCTGCAGTACCAGGACTTCTTCGCCGTCCTTTGGTTCGGGAATGTGCAGCCGTTCCTGCGCCCAGGTGCGCGGGATTTTGAAGCCGACCGCCACCATTTTGGGCAGCGCCGCAGCGTAGGCGGCCATATCCTCTGGCTGGCTTGTTTCCAGCACGAACCGTGGGCAGCGCGCCAGCCCGTCGATGCCCGGCATGTTGACGGCCACCATTGGATAGATCAGATCCCGCGTGATGGTGCCACTGACCTGACGGGCGTCACCGCGCGCAATGTCCATCCGAACGCCATTATGAACTTTGCCCAGGGCGAAACTGCCACCGCCGCCGTCGCCGGCGTCCGTGGTCAGTGTTTGGCCCAGGATGCTCTTGCTTTGGGACTTCTCGGCCCAGCGCATCATTTCCATATGGGCAGTGCCGCCAGCGCCACTGACCTCGTTGATCTCAATCGACATACCCTCGGGCATGATCGCGCGCGCATCGTGGCCCAGCGCCGTCACGGCCCGCATCAGGGACGACTTTTCATCGGCTGATGCACCAGTAAAGTATTTGCCGACGATGATCGGCAGCCCGTAGGTCTCCAGGAACTCGGCGAAGTCGCCCAGGGCGTAGGCCTTGTACAGGAACAGCCATACCAGCGTACGGTGCAGGCCTGCGCGGCCCATATAGCCAGATTTCGGCTTGCCATGGGTGTGCATGACCCAGCCGAACGGCCGCAGGGCGGCGCCATAGGAGGAACCGTCGATCAGATTGATGGTGCTGCGGCTCTGGTCCAGGGTGAACCACTCCTGGGGCCGTGGCAGGTAGGTAGGCAGGCGATACTGCCCCTCGCGGCGCCAGTCTAGCTCCACCGCCGCAAAGCCATGGCCGACGCCCTCCATCAGCGACAGCAACATGTCTTCCAGCGGATCGGCCGCATCGGTCAGCATTTCCGTCGACCAGTCAGCCGCTTTCTTTTCCGCTGCATTGGCATTGCGGGGCGGGACCACGCTCCAACGCAGGCTGGCCACGGCGTTGCGCCTTTTGTCCATCTCCGAGCGCAGGTGTGCGTCGCGCTCTTCCAGGTCGGCAAACAGCCGGTGCTGCTCAAACAGGTTGCCGGCGTCGGCCTCGCGCAATACCCGGTCCAGCCTGGCAGGTGTCAGGCCGCCCAGCATGGGCGTCAGGTAGCGGTTTTCCAACTCCGTGACGTTCGCCGTCTGCGGCGCAATGAATACTGTCCGGTCAATTGGCCGGCCGTGCTGGTCTACTATCGTGCTCATACCATGCTCCGTGAGCGAGAGTCGCTGTAATCGTCGTTATGGGAATCGGTCCCATGGCCGCGCCGGCTCACCGACTGGAAGCCGTCACAAACGCCATCAGCGGTCATTTGATAGACGGCATAGACTGCCAAGGCCAAGGCGACGGCGGTGTCACCGTGGCGCATGTGGCCGTCCGAACCCTGGGTATGCGCGCTGTCCGGTACTTTGGCCACACCCTTGTCGAGCTTGATAGCGCGTAGGTCATTCAGCACGTCCGCGTCCCTTGGGATGACCAGTATCTGGTCTTCAAACGCCGCTTTCAGCCTGGGCATGTTGTCGCGGTACCACTCCACCGACAGCATCACCTGGGCGATGCGCTGCGCGCCATAGTGCTGCATCGTGACCTCGGCCAGGTACTGGCCATTGCCGCGCGCATCCATGGCACCGGAGCGGAAACGCGGCAAACGGTCGATCAGATAAAACACCAGCTGGCGTTGCTGCTCGAACGGCACATTGCGCATCTCCAGGATGAACGGCGTGACCAGGCGCAGGTCACGGGTCTGTACCAGCGGCCAGATCGCGGACAAGTCGCCGCTGCGCGCAAAATCTTGCCCAAAGTGATGATCCAAGTTCGGATCGAGCAGCTTGAGCAGCGGCTGCAAATGCTCTTTGCACCAGTCAGCGGCTTCTGCCTCCCGGATATGCTTAGGCAAAACGGTGAATTCATTCGGCAGGGACAGCCGCACCACGGGGATGCCGTCTTGCATGCACGTTTCGATTACCGCGCGCTGCAGATAGCTCCCGGAGCCGCTTCCTGGGATGACGTCGAGTTCTTCGGTCGCTTTGCTCCCATAGAATGCCCGCATGCCTGCGACCCAGGTCGCTTCGGCTTCTTTCGACCAGACCTTCGATGTCGACAGGCAGATGCGCTGGAACAGCCCCTGTTCCACCGCCGCCTGGAATTCGATACGATGTACTGCGTAAGGATATTTTTTTGCACGGCAGTCTTGGACCAGCTCGTTAAACGCATTCGTGTCTCCGTCATGGGTTGAAATGATGCGTACCCGCCCACCCCACATCAACAGCGCTATCGCCGCTTTAATCAGTCCATCCAGGTCGCTGTGGAACGCCGCCTCGTCGATGACGACGCGGCCCTGCTTGCCGCGCAGGTTGGACGGACGGCTGGAAAGTGCGGTCACGCGATATCCGCTGGCGAAAGTGATGCCGAAGGTGAGGATGTGCTTGTCCTGCTTGCCCTCGTCCTGATCGATGAATACCTGTTCTTCCATCTCACCGGCCACCAACTGGTAATGCCTGGCCCAGAAAGCCACGTCCAGGATGAATTCCTTCGCCATGTCCTGGTTGTAGCCGATGTACCAGGTATCGTCGCCACCGGCTGCTCGATTGGCGGCGCCAGTCAGCGCGGCGTCTGCCGCCTCAGCCCAGCTGATACCGACGCGCCGGCTCTTTTCACAGACCTTCACCTGGGATTGATCGCCGACCCATTTTTGCTGGTACGGCAGCAGGACGGTTGGTGCGCTCAAGGTCATCCTGCAATGCCCAGGATTTCGCGGCGGATCTGGTCGACCGCCTCCGGCGTCAAGCCTGCCTTTTTAACCACGGCCGTGACGGATGCCAGGGCAGCTTTCGTGCGCTCCTTGACCTCGACCGCGTATTTCTTGTTGCTGATAGAGGCGCGCGCCAGGTCGGCGATGGCGCGCGTGATCGCGGGCATGTTCAATTTGGCGGCATCGACCGCGCCCATATCCATCACCACAGTAAATAGCTTTTCCTGCACCATGCGGATTAACGCCTGGCTAACGGCGTCCTCTTCATCAGGGCTGGCATCGACCAATGCCTTGGCCTGCTGGCTGACCATGCGCAGCGATTTCATGCGCTCTTCAAACACACTGCCATAGCGCTGGATGCTGGACCGGCCGATGCGGAACTCGGCGCCGGCCTGCTCCAGGCGCAGATTCACTTCACGCTCCAGCAGCTCGTAGCCGGCGAACCCGGTTTGAATCAGGGTGGTATCGAGCCACTGTTTAAGCTCGGGCGGCAGCAGCTCGACCTTTGAACGGGGCGGCACTATCAACCGCCCCAGTTCTTGACCGGACGAGCGATGCCAGGCAGGCAGTCGATGGAGTATTCGACGATATCGGTGCCATAGTGGTACAGCTCGGCGAACCAGCGGCCGGACGGCTCCTTTCGGATCGCCACCAGCTTGCGCGATTCCAGATAGGCGACCTCCTTGCGGATTTCCAGCGCCGTGGTATCGGAATAGATCGCGCTCAGGGTAACGAGCAGCAAATCCTCGTAACAGCCCACTGGCGCCGCGTTGTAGAGGGTCACCAGCAGATACCAGCGCAGGGATTCGCGGCGAATTTTTGCAGGGTCGATTGGGATATGGGCGGTGCTCATGGGCGCGTACCTGTTGTCAGTTGAATGTTTTGAACCCGCACGGAAATGGTATCCAGCTTGGCTTCGATAACGGTTTGGTTGCGGACATAGTCCTCACGACGCACATACTGCAGTGGCAGCTCCGCGCGCCACTTGAGCATGTCGCGCTCCAACTCGTTCATTTTGTCGACCACTTTTCCCTGCTCCTCTACGTGGCGGGTCAGCAGGTCATTGGTCGACTTATTTGACGTGGCCAGTGCCAACTCTTGCGACACGAAGCGATCTGCGAGGCGGCGCTCAAACTGGCCGAACATCATTTTTGCGCCAGTGGCCACGGCTCCGAAAAACGCCAGCAATAGTGTCACCAGCTGCCAGAATTCCAGCTCCACTTTCATGGTCGGCCCCCGTTCATATGGGCCGCGCGTTCCAGCTCCTCCTGGCAGTCGATGCAGGTTTGCACGCCAGGCACGGCCACGCGGCGCTTTTCGGCGATAAGCTCGCCACACACAGAACAATCGCGGGCCGAGTCGGCCGCCGTCTTGCCGGCTAGGCCGGCGCGGCGTGCTTGATCGCGGATGGCGTCTAGGCGGGCGATTTCCTCGCGCTCGCTGGCCAGGTCACTGATATCTGCCGTCATTGGGCCTTCCCCAGCAAGATGTCTTTTTCACGGCTGCTGCGGGAGCTGCCGAATTCAAACTGGTGGGCGTCGCGCAGGCAGGCGGCGAAGGCGGCGGCAATGGCCGACAGCAGGCCAACAACTTCGCCAGGGATTTTGTCGCGGAAAAACACCAGGATGACGAGACAGGCGATCAGACCGACTACGTCGCCAGCGACCATATAGTCGGCGCGCCGGTTGGTATAGCCGGTTTTGTGCAGATCCAGGTCGCGGCGGCGCGCATCCTGGACGTCTGCCAGATAGAGGCCGACCAGGGTGGTATCGGCCGCCATCACCGCCAGGTTGTAGTTCTGCGCCAGTGCCGGGTCGCCGGCCAGCGCCGTCAGCGCCGCCTGGCCATTGGCCGCGCCGGTGATCGTCATGGCAATGTCGACGGCTTTTTGTGCAACGGCGGCGGGTGCATCGCCCGCGCCAAAGAAGCGCATCAGCCCAGGCGCGAACTGCGCCAGGCTGACGGCCAGGGTAATCAGGTCCATCAGTTTTTCTCCATGGTGGGGGTGGTGTTGCCGGCAATGGCAGGTGGGGTGAGAAACAGGGCGCGTTCGGCCGCGCGGCGCCGGATCAGCCCCGCCCACACGACACCTTTGGATTTGTTCCAACGCGGGAACTCGGCGGCGGCGCCGGCAACATCACCCTGGCGCAGCTTGCGCGCCAGGGTGGAGCCATCCAGGGCGTCAGTGCCGCAGTTGAAGGCAAAAGAACCGAGGGCGTCGAACTGGGGTTGAGTAAGTGCGCGAAACGCCTTGTTCAGGAAAACTTCGACCTTGGCCATGTCCGCATCGAGCAGCTTGATGCACTCGGCCAGCGTCAGGCCATTGGGGTACAGGGAGCGCGCCAGTGCGCGGT